GTTTTGACTATGTTTAGGTTATAATCGATTGGTTACTAACGTCAACATGTCTTCGTAATCCATGTCGCTGAGTTGGTCTCCCAATAGCATCACACAGTCTTCGGTGGTTTGCCAATCTGTTATGCCCAATAGTTCGTAAACTTCACGCCTAGACACATCTTCTGATCGCATATGGCACACCCACAGCACAGTGACAAATCCCAAACTAAAAATTTTTTCTTGATCTACAACCTGATGTTGTTCAGCCCATTCTATAGTTCGATTGAGATAATAATTCAAATCATCTAAACGATTTTCCATTTGTGAAATCCAATATTGGGTATCTTCTCTTGACCAGTATTTCATACTCTAAAACTTTCACCGCATCCACAACGATCACGTTCATTTGGATTGCGAAATTCGAAACCTTCATTAAGTCCGTTTCGAACCCAATCTACTTCCACACCCTGAATATAAGCAAGACTTTTTGGATCAACAAATAACTTGCAGCCTTGACTTTCAAAACATTGATCTCCCGTAGTTGGGCAATCTACATATTCCAACACATAGGCTAATCCGCTACACCCGGTAGTTTTTACGCCTAGACGTAGTCCTACTCCCTTGCCGCGTTTGGCCAACTGCTGGTTAATTTTTTTAGCCGCTGTGTCGGTTACGGTAATCATTTACGGCTGCTTTGATGGCATCTTCAGCCAATATTGAACAATGTATCTTAACTGGCGGTAGGGCTAGTTCTTCGGCGATTTCGGAGTTTTTAATTGATCCGGCTTCGTCGAGTGTTTTTCCTTTGACCCACTCTGTGATAAGGCTCGAACTTGCGATAGCCGATCCGCAGCCATACGTTTTAAATTTTGCATCTGTAATAATACCTGTATCATGGTCAACCTTTATCTGTAATTTCATTACATCGCCGCATGCAGGTGCGCCAACCATACCAGTACCAACACTAGGATCACTCTTATCAAAAGATCCGACATTCCTGGGATTTTCATAGTGATCAACAACCTTATCTGAGTATGCCATTATTGTGTACAGGTCCTTTCACGATAGACTTGTCCATCGGAATTTTGAATCTCTCTCCACTCAGTGCAAACTGCTTGACGCTGAATGATTACTGACTGCGGTTGTTGTACAATTACAGGAGGTTGCTGATTTTCTTTGGCAATGGCAGCGCCTACCACTCCGCCAATAACCAACGGTGCTATCCAATAACCAATGTTCGGACCTGCATGACGATAGCCATGATGACGCCAGTGATGATTATGTTGAGCAAATGCTGTAGCACTGACCGTTAGTAACAGAACAGTTAAAAGTTTTTTCATATTATACCCCTTGTAAGTATATAACGTATTTACCCGGGGTTTCGTTGACTTACTTCTTGTCCGCTGGCTTACGTTCGTTCTTAACTGCTGTAACATCGTTACGAGTTTCTTTGCACAACTTAGCCAAGTCTTGGCAAGCCTTACGTACACGGGTGCCAGCAGCGCCAACTTCCTTGTCATAGAACTTTTCGAAGTCTGCCTCCATTGCTTCTACGATCTTTGTGAATTCTGAATATTTGTTTGTTGCCATGTTATGGTCTCCTTGTTTGTTATATTAGTTATTACCAGTGCCTTATTACACCAGCAATAATGACTACGCAAGTTATTATATGCATAATAACCCAAAATGTTTTAAAAAATAATGCAATGCGGGCTTCTCGTAGCGTTAAGATCGGCACATCTGGTCGATCACTATCAGTACTTCCCATGAGATGGCCAGTGGCTCTTGCCCAGACTTTTTCTAAACTATTCATTTGTTAGTACCTTTTCCAACCAAGGCTTGCAGTTGTCCCAGGTTGTGAAAATATGTGCTACGCCACCAGCGGCTTCCCATTCGTGACAGTTACTGTGTCGATCATCAATTAAGATATCTCCTGGATTTTTACAGTGACGCCACTTGTCATAACTAAATGGTCCAATGGTAACTGGTACACCTGGAAAGTGTTCATGTGCCCACCATACTTTATCTTGTGCTGCTAATGGTATTGAGTAATCATGCGGTAATGCTGTTAGAAAACGCAAATGATACTGTGGATTTTTTTCAATGTAGGCCTTACACATATCGACCAATTCGTGTGCGCCTTTCATTAAGGGCAAGTTGCGATAGAATCGCATGTCGGCTTTGACCCGATCCCACTCTTCCTGAGGAATACGTTCGCCGTCTTTGTTCCAACGTTTCTTAAGAACTTGTTGTGCTTGTGCATGCCAGTCGGCCACTACATCATCCATGTCTAAATAAATGTTCATGTACTATAACATTAAATCAACTGTTTGCAAAAACGTTAGACGATCCAGATATAATAGTTTCACTGCCATATGCATCTCCAATTCTTCCAATGTTTTTATTATTAGCAAACACTGTTGGACTAAAACTACTTAACGGCACTTGATGTAGTTCACCGCATGTTGGATTTCCTTTAACATACGGGGGACCAAAACTATGTGCTTCGTTTAAATCGCCTTGTCGAACAACTCCTATGTTGTTAACAAATACGTCACTTGACCCTTCGTCAGTAACTGTTACAACTGTACAAACGTGTGACGTTGATACTGAGTCTGTTCCATCTTTACGTGCAACTGCGGCCATATCTTATCCTTTTATGATAATGCAATACCACCTGCTGATACAGGTTGTATACCAGTGGTTTGAAATGTATATTGATCTGCTACTTCTTTGGCTGTTTCGCCTTTGGTCATAACCAGTTGTTTGTTGATGCTGTAATTTTTGTCTGGATCTGTAGTCATCATCAAGGGTGCGAAAGCAGGACCTTTGGCAGTCATAGCCAACATCAACGGTCTGCCTAACACCAATTCTGACATGTCTTCACTGACATATTTTCCAATTATTTCTTCACCTGAGGTAATTTTGAGTGATACAATATCACCAACTGCAAATTTTGATTTTTCAAATAACATTAAATTTCTCCGTCTCCGTATCCTAGTATATTATCACGCTCTAATAATTTTTTAAGATCATTAAATCCCCCAATGACATCGCCATTGATTACAATTTGTGGTAATGTTCTAGCAGCAGGTATGTGTTCTAATAACTCTTCTCTAGTCCATCCGTCGCTGATTTTTCGTTCTTCAAAGGTTATATTTTTTTGTTGTAACAACGCCTTGGCTTGATCACAATAAGGGCAATGGTATTTGCTCCAAACAACAACTTTCATTTAATTTCCTTCTTCAATTTCAACAATAACATTTTCTCCGACAAGTTCTTGAACTATAGTTTCAAGATTGCTTTTTATATCGTCGGTTACCAATTCTGTATCACTAGCCTCTTTATCTTTAACTAGTTTACTCATTTTTATAACTAAAACTTCTGTATGTACTTTTGCCATAATTTTCCTTATAATGCGGGTAATTCTTCGTAGTTCACACTGTCACTCATAATGCCAATAACATAGTTAGTTGATTCGTTCTCTTGCAGTGCGGTTTGTTTCTTGCTGGTGTCCACATGTTTATTGAACCATGGGATTGGCGTAGTCTTGGGCGCGGCGTTCCAGTATTTAATACCAACGTCTTTCAACGCTGCCACTGCTGTATAATCTACAAAGTCTTTCAGTATGTTGGCATTTAGACCAATCACCGGCCCTTTTTGGAATAGATAGTCTGCCCACGCTTTTTCTTCTTGTATAACACCTTTGTACAATTCAATCACTTCTTGTTCGCACTCGCGAGCAGCCACTACAAATCGAGGATCCTCTTTAACCACTTGATTAATCAGATAGGCAGTCCAACCTTTGTGTAACAGTTCGTCTTGCAGAATCAAACTGATGATGTTGCCGTTACCGATGAAGATTTTATTCTCAACCATGGCAAGGCTTGTAGCAAAACTAACCATAAAGCGGAATGCTTCTAGAGCATAACTTGCATGTAGTGCTAGATAGATTGATTTGATATGTTCTTTCTCATTAACTGATCCGTCAATTTCTTTCATACAGTTAATTCGATGTAACTTGTCATAGTAGTTGCCCACCGAACTGGCCATGCCCACAATCTCTTCAGTGTCGTGAATTGTATTAAACACATCCTTAGGCACGTTGTAGATGTTACGAATGATATGACTGTAACTCTTGCTGTGAATGTTAGTTTCAAAGAAGCCCCAGTTGTACATCAAGGCTTCAACTTCAGGGAGACTACAAACAGGAGTGAATACCTGTGTTGGCCCACGGCCTTGCAAACTATCAAGTGCTGTTTGACGTAGTAAGTTACTAGTGAATATATGTTTGACAGCATCACTAGCATCCTTAAAATCGTTGGCATCTTTACTAAGACTAATTTCTTCTGGTTGCCAGAAGAAGCCACGGGCAGTACTATCAAAGTCTGCAATCTTTTTATATTTGACTTCTTCGAAGCGTTGGATAGTTACTGGCCCTGCTGGATCTAGAAACATCTTACGGCTTAGGTAGTCTGTCTTTGTTGTTAAGTTATATTGTGCTGTTGACATTTTTAATATTTTCCTGACGCAAGTACTATCTTGCAAATGTGTTCTAATCGTTCAATGTGTTCGTATGCTCGCCATGGCGTTGTATCAATAGCAACCACGCCGTGCCCTTTGATGCCTACAATATCGTAGGCAATATTACCAGCGTTGTCTAATTGTAACTGCTTATGGCACTCATCGGCAAGTTCTTGACTGATAGGAGGCACATCGCCAACATTAGGTGCTACTCGAGTATAACGGTTCAGTTCCGGAAACGCACTACTAATTGTGCTCAAATCAATACCGGCATGCATTGCCGCAATACAGTAAGTAGGATGAACGTGTACTACCACACGAACCTCTCCCGTATGCTGCCCCATTTCTCGTTGTAGGCCGAAGTGTAGTGGCAGTTCCCCACTGGGCTTTAGATTTTTACTGATATCACTATAATCTAATTCTTTACTAGCATAATACGGACGAGGAGGTTGATCATAGTATCCCTTCTCAATGCCGATCTTCTTAAACTGATCTGGTTGTAGAGTCTGTTTACGTACACCGCTTGGTGTAATGTAAAAGTGGTCACGGTCGTGATGACGAATACTTACATTGCCATCGCGACT